AAAAGAATACTCTCATAATAAAGATAGTTTAGTTACAGGAATAAAAATTGAAAATATAGGAATTGGTGATTATTACGGATTTGAATTAAATGGAAATCACCGTTTTCTCTTAGGAGATACAACGGTTTCACATAACAGTCACCTTATAGCTGATTTACTTTATCATTTTAGAAAAATACCATCAGGGATGATTATGTCTGGTACAGAAGCAGGGTGTAATTATTTTGGTAAATTTTTCCCTTCCTCTTTTATATATGATGATTTTTATCCAGAAAAAGTATCTGAACTTGTAGATGAGCAAAGGAAAATGGCTAAAAGGAAAAATCTTAAAGGTGATAATTCCGCTTTATTACTTCTAGAAGATTGTATGTATGATAAAAAATCTCTTAAATGTAAAGACATACGTGGTATATTTATGAATGGTAGACATTGGAAAATTTTATTTATGTTATCAATGCAGTATTGTATGGATATTCTTCCAGAATTAAGATCTAATATAGATTATGTATTTGTATTAAGAGAAAATTTCCTAAATATTAGAAAGAAATTATATGATAATTTTTTTGGAATTCTACCTACATTTGATACTTTTAATCAAGTTATGGATGTAGTTACAGCCGATTATGGTTGTTTGGTATTAGACAATACTTCTAAAAGTAATAAAATAGAAGACTGTCTGTTTTGGTATAAAGCAAAACCTGTAATAAAAGATTACAAAATAGGATGCAAAGATTTATGGGATTACCATAATAAAAATTTTAAAGAGGGTGGAGATGTAGAAAAAGAAAGTTTAGATAAAATGAAAATGAAGAATAAAAATAAACCAACTGTACAGGTTCATAAAGTTAAAAATAAACAGAAAAAGAAAAATCCTAAGAGAAAAAAGTAAATTTTTTCTAATTTAATATTTTAAGTAAAACAAAAATTTTAATTAAAATGTTAAATTCTTATTCTTAAAAAATACCAATATTCTTAAAAAATACCAATATTCTTATAGATGTTGACAGTGTAGTTATTATTTTTACCTAAAACTTTTACCTGTTCAGTGTCATGTAATTCATTACAACCTATGTCATCCATACAATCTCTGTTTTTATAAATCACTGGTACAGGATAAAGGTTTTCTCCTCCAGTTGTTGTATAATAGTTGTATCTATCACGGTGTAATCTACTCTCTTTTCCATATAAAGGTAAAATTTCTTCATTTTTTCCAATTAAAACCCCCATTTGTTGGGTACGTCCTGGTTTATATCTTTTAATAGGTGGTCCTCTAAATTCTGGTACGTTATCTCTGTGATAATGAATAGGGGAAGAAGGAACGTTTACCTGAAAAGGTATAGATTTTTTTTTTGCTAAACATAAATATATTATAACTGTTACTAATGTAATTATTATAAGTATAGAAGCAATTATGAAGTACTTCATAATATATTTAGTGTAAACAATTTTTTTAATTTTAAATATTTAAAATCTAAAAGTTGTTGTTGTGTTTAATGACTGCCTTTAGCGTCTTCATGGTCTTTAATTTGTTTTCCATTTTCAACTGCTACATAAACAGCAAACCCAAAAACAGTAAAGAAGAACAAAGACATAAGAAAATGTTTAGCTTTAGATCCACCAGATGCTCTAAAAAAAGCACCCATGTGTTTAACTCCAGCAGTGCCAGAAGGTAGAAGCATCAATACTACCAATGTTAAGGTTACGCTCATCAAAAATAACTGTTTGTCAAAGTGCATCTTGTTTTATTATATTAATAGTAAAACAAAAAAAAATGAAATTAAATGAAATTAAATGAAATTAAATTGAATTAATGTGATAATTTTTTTACGTCATCATTCATAGATTCATACATTGCAGAAGGTGGACCCTTTCTAATTATTTGTTCGTCGTTATCTTCTGGTTCAACTGTAAAGTCTGGAAGTTTTTCAGGTTTTCCAAAAACTTTTTCCATTGCTTCTTTATTTTGAATAACTTCATCATCTTCCAAATGTTCTTCAGCATCTTCGTTTAATTGAGAAAGAAGAGCTTTATTCTTTTTGTATTGATTTACGTCAGGATTGTCAGCAAGTTTGTTTTTTCTAGTGTCAAATACCTCCTGTGCCCTATATTTTTCCTTTTTATGAGAAGAAATCAACTCATTGAGTTTATTATCATGAAACTCTTGGTCTTCGATACACAAAGGATCTGGAGGAATTACAGCCCATGCATACATTTCTAACATAAAAATATCATACATTTTATTTTCTTGCAATTTTCCAATTCTTACTAAATGTTCTCTAGCTTTTTCTATATCACCAAAAGCTCCCCATACCTTCATACCTAATTCTTCAGTTTTTTGTCTACAATTAGGTCCTATAAACGAAACAAGAACCCACTCTTGGTCCCGTACTTTCACTGTACTCTTTTCCAAATCTAATTCAGGGTTATGTTCATTTTTAAATTTCTCATCAGCTTTTTCGTAAGCTTTTTGAACGTCCTCTTCTGGTAAATCGTCACATGCATCAAAATGAGATGGAGGGGCTTCTGGTTTTTTTAGATTAAGATCCATTGTTATAGTTAAAACTAATCCTTTTCTTTAAATGAATTTTATTTAAAGAACAAATAATAACAAATACGGAAATTATATATTTGATTATGAAGAATTGATGAAAAACTGTAAAAAAATGGCTCACAACTGTGTAACAAATTAATTCAAACACTAGAATGATAACTCCACCTTAAATTTTCGCATACCATCCTCCATATGCGGTCCTGTTCTATAAGTTTTTCTCTTGATTTTAGTAATGGGAAATATTGTAAAAGATCCAAAAGTTTTGGATCATTTTCTCCTAATATTCTTAAGAATTTATTAATAGTGTATTTATATGAAAGAAAGTTAGATCTTCCAGATTTTGGACCTAAAGTTTTTGATTTAAATTTTTCAAATGGTTCTTGTATTAAATTAAACATCATTCTAAGTTTGTCTTCTAATTCTTTTGACATTTTAGGAGGTTTTTTATTTATTAATATATAAATAATACTATGAATGTTGTTGTAATATTTATTTAATTGTAATTTTTTAAGAATAGATCTAATCTTCTTTTCAGTAATTAACTTAGGTTTATCTATTATTTTCTCCTTTTTTAATTCTATTAAAATTTTATCAATAATCTCCTGAGGAATAGATTTAGTTTCTTTACCTTGCACTCTTCTTAGGTGTACTTCAAAATGATTATGCCTTCTATAAGAATAAGGCGTGATAATCTCTACTGTATCACTCCATTGAGGTTTGGATACATCTACATATGTTCTACATATACCACATTTAGTACAGCTCAAAATAGATTCTATTGTATTTGCAAACATGTTAAGATTACAAGTTTTACATAAAAAATCTTCTTCTAAATTTTTAGATTTAGCTACACTCTGACCTGTTTTTATAAGATATTCTTCCATTAAAGAACCTTTTTTATCTGTACCTTTAATTTTCACCATTCTTGATAAAATGTTTGTTTCTTTAGGCTGTGGTGCTACATTTTCATTTATTTTATCGGAAGATAATGCTATTTTTAAAAGGATTTGTTGTGCATTTAATAAATAATTGGATAATTCTTTTTGAGATTTTATATCATTTATTTCCTTTTCTAGTGAAATAATTATATCATTTAAACTTATGCGTTCAGTTATAATACTATAATCTTTAGAATTCATCCTATTATACTTATTTTTGAAATTTTCCAAATCTTTCTCTTTTTTAGGAAGAGTTTTATAGTAATCTAAAAAATCTGTTATTTTTTTATCATGTATACTCTTTACGGTAGATCTATATTCTGTGTCCGGTTTTTTCTTTTTTAAACGATTTGTTCTCATCTATACTTTATTATGTTATTTATTTCTTTAACTTGTTTTTTTTTTCAAATTAAATTTGTTGTCTATACGTAAAATGGATAATAGTGCAAGTATTTTATCTGGACAATATAATGATAAATTTTTAACAGCTGGAAAGGTTTCTGATTTAAGAGGTTCAGGTAAGTTTACAACTAAAGGTATGTCTTCTAATTATTATACAGGGGATAAGTCTTTATGGAAACCACACATGGATTTCCCTACACAAAGTAAAGGTTGGTCTGTATCAGAACAAGCCCCTGTTGGTAAAAGAGTAAATAACATTTGGGGTTATTCTAGTGGTGATCCTTATCAACAATTTGCTTTAAAAACAATGAAACAGGTTCCGACTCCTCTTTTAAATACGTTTTTTAATAGATCAAATGTAAAATATTTAGGAAAAAGAATAATAGAAGAGATAAAAAGGATAACAGGGCATAAAATTAAAGAACAAAGCGAAGATGCCCTTTTGGTTATAATGCAAGAGATTTACGAATATGCTTTATCTGGATTTTTACCACAACCAAACGACCCACACCTAGCCCATTCTATGGGTTCTGTAAATATAAGTTTAAAAGACAGCCTTACAAGATTAAATCAAGCTGTTTTACAAAAATCTGTTAAAGAGATTGTTTCAGGTATAAACATGTATTTACAGTATACTAAAGATGCATCTTCTATACCTATGCCTCTATCTTTACCTATATCAGCTAGCTCAAAAGGTGGAAAAGTTCTATCACAAAACGTCGGTATGTATTCTGGTAAAGAAGAAACAAGGATAAATCAAAGTTATAATTTGAGACACAATGTTATTAATTGAACGTTTGATTTTTAAAATTAATATGAATTTAAATTTTAAAATGGAACAAGAAAAAATTGAAAAAATTGATATCAAGAATTATAATATAGAAAAATTTACATTTTATAAACCTATGAAAACTAAAATAGGGTTAAATTCTAAATTAACATATGAATCTAACGAATTTGAGTATGAAACTCCTAAATGTAAAATAATTGATACTGATAATGAAAAATATTGTAAAATTTCGTTTAATTTTTTAAAACATTTTTCACATTTTGAATTTTTGTCCAATTTAGAAAAAAAATGTTTTGAACAGATAAAAAAAATGAACAAAAACATGACCATAGACAATTATAGGTCATGTATAGAACATAATGATGAATTTTTAACAATAAATGTTAAATTGGTACCAAAATCTAATTATTTTAATAAGAGACAGTATATGATATCTAAATATGATCTACAAAAAAACGATGAAGTAATATTATTATTAAACACTAAAGGTATTTGGATGGATGAAAATTCTTGCACATTAAAATGGAACTGTTTTCAATTAGTAAAACTCACTTAAGAAAATAATCAATTTATAATTAAAAGGAAATAAAATGACTTCTAAAAATGTACAAATCATTCTCACAAAAAATTTGGAACCTTCTTATTTAAAATTAGGACCAGTTAATAAAAATTACATTCAAGTTTTTTATCCTTTAAACAGTCAAGATGAAGAATTCACTAAATTGTATATCCAAACACCAAAAATGAGAGTTCCTTGGGAGAAAAAAGAGAGAAAAACTAAACAAGGTAAAGTGTTTGCTTATTCTCTTACAGCTTCAACAGATCATGTTGGTACAAGTAAAAATATTACAAATATTGACTTGTTTAGAGAGAAAATTCTTAAAATTGAAGATAAAATTAAATCTAGTCTCCCTTCTGATTTTAAAAATAAAACATTTTATTCCTCTTTATGGCAAGGAAATAATTCAGATTTTAAACCAACAATGAGATTGTCAATCCCTTGTTATAACGATGAAGCTAAAGTGGCTGTATACAAAGACAAAGATTCAGTAGAAGTCGAAAGAGTAACAGCAAGATCGGTTTGTTCTTTTATTATCGTATTAGACAGCATTTGGAGTACATTTGATAAGGTTGGTATTAACTGGAATATTGACGAAATTGTAATTTGGGACGAAAGTAAGATTGTTTCTAAAACAAGATGTATGGTACGAGAAGAAGAAGACGACGACGACGA